GCTTCTGCTGCTGCTTGGGCTGCGTTAGCCTTTGATGTTGCATCTGCTGATGCAGTTGCTTCTGCTGCTGCTTGGGCTGCGTTAGCCTTTGATGTTGCATCTGCTGATGCAGTTGCTTCTGCTGCTGTTTGTGCCGATGCTGCTGAACCTGCTGGATCAAATACTCCAGACTTTATAGATAACTTTCCAGCGCCGCTTACTTCAAGCTGTGTAGCCTCTACCGATTTTACAAGAGTGGCTCCACCGACAAGGTTGAGGATATAGGAATCTCCGCCTGTCTCTGTAAGTATATTTTGACCATTGATTGTACCTGTAGCACCCTCAACAATGAGTCCATGTTTAATTCTAAAGTTCTTATTTACTGTTGCCATCTATATGACTCCTTTTACTGCTTATTTTTTAACTGCTGTTCTGTAATATCTTGCTGTAACAGCAGTACTTACAGGGGCTATCTTTAAACTAATTATACCTGAATTTAATTCAAAAGTATAAGTAAATAGGTCATTATCTGTGTTTGAGATAATGTTTGATTCTGATACATTGATGTTGCTTCCATCATTTAGAAGAAGTATCTCTGAGGCATACATTTCTGATCCTCTTGTAATTTGCAAAGTATACTTGACTGTTGCCCAAGCATTTGCTGTAAATGTATCCAAGGTTGTTGGATTTTCAATATCACAAACAGTTGAAGAAGTATCGTTGTTTCCCTCTAATCCAAGTAACTCTACCGTTGTAGCGTTACTTGAGCCTAAGTTTGCTATCTGATCTTCTACTGTTGCAATTTTATAGTCTAATGAATCTGGATCTGTAGACCCATCAATTCCAACCTTTGCTTGCAATGCTTCAATAGCATCATTTGCATCTGCGTGCTGTTGAGAATGAGATGGTGCTGATAATTTGTTTGTAGATGTTGGATTGATTAATACATCTAAATCTACTGGGAAATCTATTGCCATTTTTTTGCCTCCAGGCAGTGGTGCTTATTAACTAATTATATCGTATTTTATTTATGGTGCGCCGCCATCAAACAAACTTAACTCAAATAATGTTGGTGTTTCATCTTGTAGTGAAGCTGGTGTTCCACCTTCAATAGAATCGACTATTGGAAGCTCTTCTATTACGGTTGATGGCTCTTCGTTATTAATGTTTGTAAATAAAACTGGATTTTTTAAATCAATTGTATGAACATCTCCATCGTAAGTGTGGGTGTGCATATAGAATGGGATTGGGTCTGTATTTTGTGAAATAGTGACCCAGGTTATTCCATTGTGAATCTTTAAGGCTTTATCTGTTGTATTAAAAAACACATCGCCCTCCGACCCAATTGGGTCGGAAGGGAGTGTTAATAAATTAAGTAAAGACTTAAATTTTCTAGACATGTTAGCCTATGACTACTACTCTAAACTCATTAAGAGATGGTGCTGCGGCAAACTTAACAGTTACATAGTCAATATTTGTATGCTCTACATCTACCTCAACCTGTCCATAGTCTGCGGCATTTTGAAATACCTGAACTGTAACGTCTTTTGTACCAAAGACGTGGTCAACTTGAAATGATGTTGCAGTTGCGTCTCCAACAGAAGTTGCATACTTTCTTACACCATATCCACTGGAAGGAACAATATTTCCAGATCCATCAAAGTCTAGTCCTGTTCCTAACTTTACTGTTATATTTTCGCTTCCATCAATTTCAATACCGTTACCTGGTGTTAGTGCGTCCTGCTTGGTATTAATTGAATTTGTTATTGTTGTAAAATAATTTGCATCGTCATTGATTGCTGCTGCAATTTCATTTAAAGTATTTAATAAACCTGGAGCTCCGTCAACAAGATTATTGATTGCTGTATCTGTATATAGTTGATAAGCAGTCGTAATTGCTGTTTCACGAACGTCTGTATATGCTTTTGCATCTACTTCAGCCTGGTCTGCATATGACTCATAAGCAGATGTGATTGCAATTTCACGAGTATCAGTATAATCTTTTGCTTCTTCTAGTGCATCTGCTAAATCTTGTGGATTAACAGATATTTGAATCCAGGATGTTCCATTGTCTAAAAATAAAGTACTTGTGTCTGTTGCGGCAAATAGCGTGCCTGCCTTTGAAGCGGACGGTCTTGCAGACTGAATACCAAACTTAGTTGAGCCTCCTGAAATCCACTGAGAACCATCGTAGAACTTTGTTACATTTTCTTGAGTATTAAAGTAAATCTGACCTGCCACTGGTGAAGATGGGTCGGAGGCCAGGTTTTGTAATCTAGCATTTAGTAACTCATTTTTATTGAGGTCTAAACTAACTAAAAATTTTCTTGCCATTTTTTATTCTCCTTTATGACAGGTATGCTGTCCCTGAAAATGGTTGAGCCATTGTCAGCTTTATTGTATTTGTATTGATATAGTCTATTCCAGTTTCTACTAAATCTCCTGCGCTGTCTTTAATTGTAGCATTTGGATAGAATCCTAAGTTGTGTGTTATGTTTACATAGTAAAAGTTATTAATGGCGTCATTTTGAACTTGAGTAAGCTCCCAGCTTGTTGTATAAGCATAGTCTGCACCTTCTTGAATAAATTTTATTATTGTTGCTTCAGACCAAGTTGTATCAGATACTTTTGGCCCATAAAAATCTGTTGTCGATGTGTTGTAATAAAAATCACCTTGAAGGCCTAGGTTGTTAGCAGGTGCACCAGTACCACTTAAAATAGTTCTACCTCTTGGTCCTTGTGGGCCAGGAGTTGAAATTATTACTTTGTTTTTGGTTTCTTTTACTATTACTTTTTCAGCCATTAGATGGTAACCGATCTACTGAGCGTCATAAAACCCTCAAGGAGTTTTATTTTATTCCCATTAGAATCAATTATCATAATGTCATAAGAAGATTTTGGATAGAACAGCTTATTAGTTTGAGTTGGTGTCATTTTTACAGTTAATGTTCCTTCTGGACCATCTATTGTAATTCCCCCGCTTGGTGAAGTTAATGTAAAAGCTAACTTCGATCCACCTTGGGTGTCACGAACCTGCATCTTTGCGGATGCACCAGTAATATCAATAGGCGTTACTTCATCTTCCAAAGTGTATTGAACTTCAAAAATGAATGTAGCATTTTGATCTACTTCAAAGTTTTTTGATACTGCCATTTGCCATAGTCTCCTAAATAGGAATACTCCTGTACCAATTTTAGCACAGGAGTATTTCTAATCAACTATTTACTTTGGGCTTTTAAAACCAAATTCTTGGTTGCTTGGGCTCAGTGCCTTTAGGATAACTGGAGCTACCGCTGCAACTCCACCCATGAGAAGATCTCTTGGATTTGTGTTTCCAGTCATATATAATGCAATTGCTGCAGATAAGAATGCTCTTGCGTATGTTCCTAAAGCTGCTAATAATTGTTCTGTCATTGTTACCTTTCCGTCTTTGTTTAAATCCGCTTTATCGAATTTACTCATTTTATCATCTCCATTTTGGGCGGTGTGCCCAGAATTTTGGGTTTCCCCAATTATATTATTCTACCACTATGCAGATATATCTACAAGCTCACAGTTTCCATCTGAGCTACAGGCTAGGGTTGCACTTGGAGAAGTTCCATCTTCTGTCTCATAAAATGAAAGATCTTCCCATCGAATGTTCTCTGGCATCTTTGCAAGCAACGATTCATACTCTTCTTTTGTTACTTCTTGATATGGGGCCTGCTTGTAAGTGTGATCTGAATGCGGAAGGAACGAAATTCCAGATACTTCATCAAAATTCTTATAAACCCAGGCACCGACTTCCATCCACTCTTCTTCTTTTACAGAAACAGTAATAGATGGTTTATGCTCACACCATGCACGCTGATAAACAAGCCAAATATTTAAATGATCAATAGCTGTCAAATCATTTCTAACAATTGCACCTTCTGGTGCTTTTACTGGAAATGAAAATACATATGTGTCATTTGGCTTCATAACATCATCTTCTGTTGGAATTCCAACTTCCTTTAGAAATGTAGAAATTGGATCCCCTTTTGAACCACGTACTGTACGAATGTAATACTCTGAATGCCATGGGTGCATTCCTGAAGATACCCCGACCAATTGAGACACTGTTCCAGAAGGCTTTACACATGTAATAGCAGCAGACTCAGGAATCCCAATTTTCCCTGCCTCTTCTTTATTTACTTCTCTTGCTCTGTCACGCATTGACATCAAGAATGCTTCCAGGGCTACAATGTCTTCTTTGCCTGACATAAACTTATGTCCAAATTGTCCAGTTAATGAAACTCCAAGTAGTCTTTCTTCTTCTGTATTGTCTTTCCAAATTTTTCTTAAGTACTTAAAGTCAGTTAAAGTTGACTGCCATGTTCCAAGTATTGTCGCTAACTCTACTTTTCTTTTGATATCTTTCTTTGTATCATTTTCACGTAATACGACTTCTGAAAGATTACAAAACTGATAAGGACGTAAAATAATTTCTGAGCATGGGTTAGTTCCGTAGTGTATATCTGGATCTCTTCTTCCGAACTTTGCTGCTTGTGCTTGCGCCGCTGCAACATTGTAGATTCCACGCTCTCCAGACTTTGAATCATAAAGAGATTTCCATTCTGCAATAAACTGCTCCATCTCTGGCTTGCGTGAATACGCAACAGAGTTATTTGACAAAGCACGCTGTGGGCTTTGCTCCCACCAGCTACCAGATTTTGCCTGTGCCATTTCAATATCATTAATGTTAGACAATGAAATCATTGCGGAACGTCTAACTCCGCCAACAACTACGACTTCACCAATTTTACACATAATGTCGTGACATTCAATTGGCTTGAGATTTCTTCCTGCTGCATTTTTAAATTTAGCAATTGTAAAGTCAAAAAGATTTACTAGCGGCTGTGGTCCAGATGAACGGCCACCCATAGTTTTTAGTCTTGCACCAGATGGTCTAACTTTTGTAACATCAATTGCTGGTATATGGCCAGTCCATAATAATGCGAGAAGTTCACGGTACGCTTTAGCCCAACCCTGCTTTGAATCTTCTACAACAATCACGGTATCTGACTTTTCTAGCTTTTCTGGAACTGGAGGAAGCTTATTTATGTACTTATACTCTACTGAAAATCCTACACCAGTTCCACACATTAAAACATACATCGTTTCATCAAAAGATCTTGGTGAGTCTACTGGAAGAAAGGCACAATTGTATCCAGCAACATTATCTCTTTCTAAAGCAGCCCCTGAAGTCATAACTGATCTCATAGACGGCATAACGTTTCTTTCAAAAACAAAACTTTTTAATTCCGATACTAAACTATCGCTTGGAACATAGTTGTGATTTTCCTTCAGGTGGTTTGTCATAAATGCAAAGTATCTATCTACAGTCTCCTGCCATGTTTCTCTGCGACCTTCTGATTCAACCCATTTTGCATATCTTGATAAAGCAATAAAATTTTCGTATGGGTTTTTAATAGTTTTTGACATTTGTGAGTCTACCTTTTCTCCGCCTTGCGGTTGTTAAATTTTGATTAGTCCCTAAGTGTATCAAACTTTATTTACTGGGGGAAGGGATTAGAAAATTTTTTAAATATGTCTGAAAAAGCATTATTAGTTAACTGATTCCAATTGTATTCTTCATGAATCTTAGTTGCCTGAGAATAGTAATAACCAGAGTAGGCATTAAAATTAATTGATACTTCTCTCATAAGCTCAACTAGATGTTGACGGTTAGGTTCAAAGACTTTTCCTTCATGTGGGAATTGCCATGGGGAATCAATTAACTCTGACTTTAACTTTAATGGCCCAAGATACTTTTTATAGTGAGCCCAGGATGCTGTACATATTGTTGGCATTCCAGTTGCAAGAGCTTGAAGCGGAATAAATCCAAATCCTTCTCCATAGCTTGGATAAACTAAAACATCATGATCATGATAAAGCTTTACTAAATCTTCTTCATTTAAATTATCTGTTATAACCTTTACATTTTGATATAAATTTTGAGGAAGACCAATTATGTTTTTATCTATGTAATTATTATAAACTCTAGTAGTATTTACACCATATGCTTTTATTGTTAATGAATAATTTGGATTATCTGCAAACAAGGAAAGAAACGCATCCAACACCATTTGCCCAGCTTTTCTTGGTGCTGGTTCTCCTATATGTAAAAATTTAATTACTCCGTCATCGCTTCTTCTTTTTGGAACCCACGCAGAAGATATTCCATGAGGAAAAACTTTAATATCAGAGTAGCCGTTTGATTCAAATACGTTAGCGCACCAATCCGAAGTTGTCCAAATTTCATCTACAACCTCTAAATTTGGTTTCCATATAGAAGGGATTACGGTAGACTCCCAGGGGGTATAAGAAATTTGATATTGGTTTCTATGCATTTTAAAATGATCTGGTTGAGAAAAATTTAACTGAACTTGAGCCTTTGGACTTTGAAATGGAACTGTGTGTCCTAAATTAATTAAAGATTCAACTATATTTAATCCTGCATAACCGTACCCATTATTATTTTTCATATTAATAGTTGGTGTTGAAAACGATATTTGCATAAAACCTTCCTAGTTGACTGGCTTGACACTACTTGCTAGTAGATGTTATTATTATAGTTCGTTATCTCTCTAAAGGAGGAAATGCCAATGGAGAATATAAAACAAAAGCTGAGCGATTTTGCTCATAGTATGACTGTAGTAGTAATGATAACATTATTTCTATTTACAAACAATACTGTGATTCCCGCTCAAGCTTTGAAAGTACAACCAAAGACAGAAGTACAACTTAAGAAAGAAACCTTAGAAAAGTACAGCAATACTGTTTACAAGCCTTCGGAAAAGCTTTCAGACTACGAGTTGAAAGAGCTACTGGCAGCAGTAGGTTTTGAAGGAAAAGCCCTTAGAACGGCTTGGGCCATTGCTAAGACGGAGTCCAGTGGACGCCCATTAGCATACAATGGCAACAGGAATACTGGAGACAGTTCCTATGGAATTTTTCAGATCAACATGTTGGGAAACCTTGGTGTTGCTCGTAAAGAAAAATTTGACCTGAGATCAAATGTACTATTATTTGATCCAGTAATAAATGCAGAGATAACGTACTACATGACTAATGGCGGTTTAAATTGGTCGGCTTGGAAGGGATTAACCCCAAGAGCAAAGGAGTTTTACTTAAAATTCCCAACTACACAGAAGTAGGAGAAAATGCGTAAGATACAGCATGTATCTAAATACATAGCACTTTCTGAAGAAGGCCTTGTACCTAGACTGGAATGTCCACTAGATCAAGGTCTTCTTTTTTCTAACCAAACGGATCTTGATGAGGTTTACTTATATTGCTTATCTTGTGATTATAAAAAATTTATAGGGTTTGGGTTTTACGATGAAATAATTAAGGCGGTGGAAAAATATGGAAAATAATGAAGAGAAGTCTATAGAAGAAAACCTACCTATGGTTAACTATATAATGCTTCACAGAATATACGACATGCTTACACTGATTGCAAATAAAGTGGTTGGTGGCGATGAAGTTAATAAAATGGTAGAATATCATGAAAGCGGATACCTTTTGGGACCAGCGCCATCTTATAACGCTGGTATAGACGAAAATGAGGAAAAAAATGGATAAAGAAAAAATTGTAATGTCAATGCTAGAAAAAATCAACAATGATACAAGAGCAATGGGTGTGCAAAATGGAATTGATCTTATGGAAATTGAACAGCAGATCATAAAAAACCAGCCTAGCTTAATATATCTATTAGCTAACCTACATGACTTTATTATTGAAAAAGAATTTTTTAAAAGCTAACATTGACTTTAAATAAATACACTAATACAATAGAATTGTGTTAGTTGAAGCGTTTATTCGTTCCTAATACAATGTACTACTTATAGTACAAAACCCCAATTGGATCCGCCTCCAATTGGGGTTTTTATATATCTAAAAGTGGTATAATTAATTTATGCCAAGAGATCACTTTGCAAGAACAATGAGAAGCCCTTACTTTCAGTATTCTGAAAACCAAGAATTAATTGAATGTAAATGCATTAGATGTAAATGTGAAAACTTTTTTATAAACTTTTTTAAAAAGAAATAATATATTTAAGCAATAAATAAACCTGGATACTGGTACATAAAATCCATATATGAATATCTTACTCCAGATAAGATTTTTTTCACACCATTTCTATACTCTGGATTAGATGAAAATATTATTAAATCACCAGAATTTGGCTTATACTCAATTTGTCTGTCTGGAAAATAAATTTCCCCTCCAGTAAAGTCTCCAAAAAAGGCACATATTTTATATTCTATTTTTATTTCAACTTCTTCTACTGGAGTAAAATTTGTGTAGGTTGGCTCATGAAGATCTCCTGGCAGCATTCTTATTAAAGAATTCATTTTATTTGTCCAGTACTCTGGAGCTATCAAATTAACTATATTATCATGAAAACCTAATAAATAAAATCCAATATCATGAGATATTCTTCCATAAGTAAATAAATGTGAAATGTCTCCTTCTTCATAATTAAAATGCTCTTTTTTTGACTGATTTAAATCAAATGGAGCTAGCCCTTCCAAAATTAAATCTATTAAATCTTTTTTAAAGAAATTTTTATAAAGGTATATTTCATCATCTAATTTAATTACATCTTTATGATTTTTAAATTTTGGATCTAAATATCTAATTAAATCTTTACTCATTTTCTAAATCTATATCTTCAAATAAATTAAAGTCAAACGAGTCTCCGAGACCAATTCTTTTTAACAATTGATAAAGAGCATATCCAGAAGCAATTGATGCTAAAAAGCATAATATAGTTGTAAAAAATTTATTTTTCATTGGCCTGGCTTAATAACACAAATATTTTGTCCTGGCATAACATTTGATATTTCGCTTTCATTTTCATATACTCTCATTTCAAATTTTTTAGCCGCAAATCCTTCTTTTTCTTTTACTTTAAGAAACTCTTTAAAGTCTTCTGGATCCATGCTGTCTCTTGCATCTACAAAATCCTTGCTCCATGCTGAAGACAGAAACTGTCTTATATAAAACTTATTTCCTTTTACAGGCTTTACTGCGTGAAAACGATCTGTTCTAAATATTAAAGCGTCTCCAGCTTCCATCTTATACTCTATTGGTCTATCAATCAAAAAATATTCAAGTTCTTTGCCATCATAAACCGTAACAGCTTTTTCTGCAGTTTCTAGGTCTGCAAATATTATTTCTCCGCCTTCGTAATCATCGTTTATATAAATATTGCAATTAAAAATATGCGGAGATCCGCCAAACCAAGGTCTTCTATCTTGATGATATTCCATTGAAAGATTTTTTTCTGCAGATGTATCTGTTGACTCTAATACTACAACATCTGCAATTCCCCACCTATCCCATACATTTGGTCTAGTTCTATTAGCAATTAGCTCTTCATAAGAAGTTGGAAAGTCATAGCTTAAACCCAATGAATCAAAGTACTCTTTATTTAAATGATCCTTTTTGTAAACTGAAAGAATATCCCAAAAAACATCTAGGCACTCTTTTAGCAATTCAGCCCCTTCGCTTGTGTCATTTAAAAATGAATCATCGTCTGCTGGATATGCTTTTGCGTATTCTCCCCAGGGTCTCCAATCTTGCCATTGACCAAACCACTTGTCCTGCTTTATCTCTTTTTCTTTACGAATAAAAGCGGTGGCAGCTTGAGGGTCCTTTAACACATTTTTAAATAGAAATACGTCTTTAGATAGTATGATTGGTTTCATATGTCCATTATACTATAATAGATATTTTATAGTGCAGCTGTATATATTTGCAATATTAAACCTAAAATCATTGTTATTACTGCAACTAGAATTACTTTAAATATAGTTTTCATGTGTCCCCACTTGGGCTTGAACCAAGGACCCACAGATTAAAAGTCTGTTGCTCTACCGACTGAGCTATAGGGACGGAAGTAGGAGTAGTGAGATTTGAACTCACAGTCGTTTGTATATAAGACAAATGCTTTAACCAAATTAAGCTATACTCCCAAAATGAGAGTTAGCGTATTCGTAAATGCATCATACAATGATTATATCTTGACCTGCCCAAATATGTCAATATGGTATAATTAACCTATGTTTAAAGATAACCCTAATATAGAGCAAATCGGTACAAACGTTTTTGTATACAGAAACTTTGTACCAGCAGAATTAGTTAAAACAATTAATGACAAAATGGCCACATACGAACTTGAAGACTATAAAATTCAAAATGGTGAAGTTGCTATTAATTGGTACTCAGAGAAAAGCAGTAAGCTTACTCCAGAGTTATTCCCTGTATGGGACATGATTACAGAGCTACTAGCTCCTGAACATTGCATTCACCCAAATTTATCTTTACTAGCGATGCGCCCAGGCGACACAATGTTTGTTCACTCAGATTCACCTGGAAGAGACATGGAAGAAGATCTTACTCAACCAGATAGATGGAACACATGCTGCATTATTGAATATGGTGTTTGTGTTTACTTTGGCGATTACGAAGGTGGAGAGATCTACTATCCAAATATCAGCGCAGAAGACGGTTCAACACTCATTGACCATGACACTGACCCAAACTGCCTAACATATGCTGCAAAGCCTGGAGATCTTGTTATACACGGTTCTACACACCCTTGGGAACATGGAGTGCGTGAAGTAAAATCTGGAATAAGATATTGCTACTCAAACTTCTCTGTTTTCTCACATGAGAATCCTGGAACATTTCCAGTTCCTGGTTCTGAAGAAGAATTAGCACGTAGATCTGATCCTGGACTATGGATGACACCTCTTGGAGAAGTTAATCCACTTACTGGAGTAGCTCTAACAACCGAAACACATAAAGCTAAGTTTGGTGTTGGTGCCCCTACTCCTGTTGATACAGTATGGAATAAATCTTTATAATATTGCATTAAATAGTGCGAAAAAAGTGCGTCGGCGGTAGAAGAACCATATTTTTTATTTAATGTGGAATGTACACACTTATACTTACTCTTTATTCTTTGCTTTTATCTTTATAATGATACTTCCAGATTTAGAGCATACAACCCCTATACCCCTTTTATGTTTTTAAAAGAGAACCCCGAAATTGTCCATTTATAAGATAGCAATTCATCGGTTGAACTTGGGCGGGAACGCCCAAAGCCAGGATTGCATAATCTAGAAGTATATAATACACTTCCGTCATTATCGCACTTGGAGTTTAACCCCTTGATATTATCTCCGAAAACTGTCCAAGGTGATTAGTATAACATGGGAGATTTTTACAGGTCAAGAGTATTAAAAAAGTTTTCTGCTTTTGCTACAAATAGATACATAATTTTTTCATTATATATATCATCAAGACCATCCATTGGATGTGGAGCTATATTCCTTGTCATTGATTCATCTAATTCATTTACACCAAGTGCAGCAAGGATTTCTTCTTGAGATATTGGCTTTGGTAAGCCTAATTCCTCAATTCTATTATTCATCCCCGCCAAAAATAATTTGTTCTGATTTTGTCTATCTTCATATGTATACTCTGCAGATATTCCAGGAAATTTTAACAGCATTTGTTTAAACTGTGGTAATGGTTCAGCAAATAGAATATTGCTATCTTTAAAGTAGTCGACTGTAATATCTACATATGTCCTGGCAATTTCATCTGCATTGTCATACCTAGTTAAATAGGTTCTAATGTCTACATATCCAATCCAAGGAATAACTAGATCACATTTTGGAAGCTCATTAAATTCAATTGAATGATCTTGTCCATCTGGTGGTAATTCCATTCCAGAAGATCTTACTTTTAGCTCCGCCGTTTTTTTATAATCTAGAGCATGAGCTCTATATCCAGCTAGTCCCCAAAAATGTATATCTAATTTAGTTTGATCTTTTTTATAATGCTCAAATATTCTAGATGTATGACAATCACCAACTATCGCAACATTTCTCATACTCTAATTATACCAGCGTATAATCCTAGTCGACTACAATATCAGATCTCATAAAATGTTAATATATATTTTTCTTGTATGATACACACCATTTAGAATGTCCGAATTGTCCGATAGTGCGACCATATGACCAGTCTTTGTGACCCTTATCACATACCTTTTTTTAGAAATGTCCGAATTAAACCCATTTTGGATTTGAATTTGTCAGTGGCTTAGTATAGTCTTAAGACATAAGGTTAATCAAGGTGATTAACAGAAAGGAGTTAGAAATGACTAACTCAAACTTTGCAAGAGTAGCAACTCTTAGCGACTATCCACAAGGGTTAATGAACCTTTGTCAATGCGGACAGGTTGTTTTAGCCCCCGCTACAATTCACGACATTTGCCTACCAAATGGCACTTGCCTACATACCGCTTGCGGTAGAGACATTTGGGGAAACCCAATCGCCTAACGGCGTGTCTCCCCAATTTGTCACCGCTATACGCTACAATTCCTACTATAACTACTAACGAAAGAAGAACAGACAATGACTATCACTTACTCAATCTGGCAAGGCTCTAAACTAATCTCGGTTAATAATGTTGCACATGAGGTCAAGGCTATTGACCACTTAATCAACTCGCTTAACGATAGCGAACTAGGCAAGGGTAAGAAATTTACCGCTAATGTAATGGACATCAAGGTAGGGGCTAACTAATGACTAAATGGGACACGATACAAGCAGATGTGCAAGACCAATACGCACACCTAGCAGAAGAAGAAATGTATGAGCAACTAATGGCAGAAGAAGAAGATGTATTCGGATTTGTTAAGGCTATACAGATTGACCACTTAACAGATGAACAACTAGATGAGGTATTCGACATGTTTGGAGATAAGTAATGACTATCGAACTAAACGAATACGGCTTCATGTTTGACATGGGCGATTTTATCTATCTATCCCTATCATGGGCTTTTATTATCTTGTCCGCCCTTGTTTTTATCGGGTATAAGGTTTATAAGAGAGTGCAAGCCCATAGATGGGCATCACTAGTAAAAGATGAACTATCTACAGATGAATGGGGTATCTAATGAATAGACTACTTACTACACTAGTGCAACTATCTATTGCTATCCCCGCCCTATACATGGCACGCATTGTATGGCATGACTTTATTAGCGAGATGAAGGAGTTATTTAATTGAGTATGACACAATTTGAAAGAGACCTAACTATAAAAGAAAGCTTTATGGATTTACTTAATGAGATTTATCCAGAGGTAAAGATTGGGTACTCTACCTTTACCCCCGCCGAGATCTTGGAGTGTTGCGACCCTATCGCCTTTAACATTGGTGTTATAGAGCATGAGGACTACATGCGTGAGTGTGGCATGCTAGATGATGAAGATATGTAAATCATACTAGCCTAGCGGCGTGTCGGCTTGACAATAGTCAAGCTGGCCCCCAAAGGAGAGGGGGCTGTGGATAAGTTAAGAAGGCCTGTGGAAAAACCCTGAAATTTTGTGAGCAACATCACATCAAATAGATTAGGATTTGTCGGTCATGTGTGATAGGCTTTCGTTATCAACGAAAGGAAAACTTATGTGTGCAACATGCTATGCTAACGCTAACGGAATAAAGTTTTATTCTGTTTCACCATCTACTCTATGCGATACTCATTTCTTTGAGTGGCAAGAGGAAAAAATGTATTGGGAATTAGACCGCTCAACGGAAGGACTTTACATATGAGCACTTTTGTATCTGTAAACTCTGTATGTGGTGCAGTATCTACCACAATCGATATGTATGATTTAGAATTAAATCCGCATGGTGTTATCTGTTGCGATAATTGTCAAAGCATTGTGTTATGCCGTGAGGCGTGGAATTTTTTATACAAGGGGGTAAAGTAATGAATACAGATCTGTTAAAAGATGTCGCATCTATTGCAAAAGAAAAGCATGGCGATAATTGGCTTGCTTATCTTTGGGGCGCATCTCAAGTTTTGCTTAACGAAAAAGATTTGCAAATAATTTTAGAAACTTTGCAAGATAATTAAATAAAGGCGGCGTGTCGACTTGACAAAGTCGGCAGCTGCCCCCAAAGATGAGGGGGCTGTGGATAACTTACGTATAAATGTGGAAAACCCCTGAAAAATTGTGGATAACTTGTGTACGACACGCCCGAGATCTTGTGAGATTTATCACATGGCTTGAGCGTCTCACATCTTGGAATTACTGGCTAGTAATTAGTTTATGTCAGTGGGTTTTGGTACAATACTCTTATCAACAAACGAAAGGCGGACACCATGTCAGCAAATGTCTATACAATCGAAAGCCTACTTGTAGGAAAAACCTATCGCTCAAAGTCTCTTACTGGAGAAATCATAGACGCAGAAAAGTCTGATGATGTCTGGTATGCAGATTGCGATACTTATAAAGTGCAGGTTCGTCCTCACTATTCAGCACCGCTAAACCTCAAAGACACTTATCGTTATTTGGCAGTAAAGATTTAACGGGTATCGAAACAGGGGTAGTTTAGAGGGAGTCCTCGCCCAATGTCGTAAGTAAGAACCCTCACAAAATTTGTCAGCCCTAACTGATACAATAACTTAAACAAACAAACGAAAGGAAAACTATAAATGGGAAATTTCTTAGATGTAATGGACGAGGGAACTATCTCCGTCATCACTTGCGAGGATTGCTTAGGATTTGGCGCAATCTTTTGGGGAGATGAAAACTCCTATGATGTAGAGCCATGCGATTGCGTAACTAACGAAATTGGAGATTACTAAAATGTATAAGATTACTTTATCCTATGACGGAAATTCTGTTCGCTGGAGTAATGACTATGATGATGCATTGGAAGCATTTACCGCATTTGCTAAATTTACTGATGTCGGATTTGCTAACGAATACTCAACGATTAACCTATCAATGCCAACAGGCAAGATGTACACAAAAGTAATTGACCGCATGGGAAAGGTAACAATTAAATGATGACCCGTAAAGACTATGTCGCAACCGCAGAAATTCTAAAGTATGTTAGCGATAAAACTCATCCCGCTGTTTTTTCTAAAATGGTAAATGATTTTGCGGAAATGTTCGCAAAGGATAACGACCGATTTGATGTAACACGATTTCACGAAGCGAGTGGATACAATGTTCCAAAATTCACTTCGAGATAAAGTAAAACGCATTCAGGAATTGCGCCGCAGTAATGCGGCGCAACCTGTTCGCAATAAAAAAACTTACACACGCAAAATAAAACACAAAAAGAATTCTGATCATGATTGATTTTATTGCTGCAGTAATTTCAATTGGAATTATTTTTGCAATGGCCACACCGCTATACGTTGCATATAAAGTGTGGAAGAGTTGACAATTCTTTAAAGCTGCCCCCAAAGGTGCGGGGGCAAAGATCTCTTTAAGTCAAGCACCAAAACACCCTGGAATTTTGTGAGGTTTATCACATAAATAAATTAGATAAACATTGGGCGTGTTGGAATTTTTGTCAGTGGACCATGCTACAATTCCATTATCAAACAAACGAAAGGTAAAACAATGGTATCAATCGCACACTCTCTAAACTTCGTAACAGAGGTTGATGAAACTAACCCAACAGGTGCCCGTCTATTGGCACTTGATAAGGCGTCACAAATTGCTATGCTAGAAGGCGCATTAAAGTCTATGGTGCTACCTGCAATTTATCCAGTACTAGAAACAATTAACGAAGGTGGCTCTTGGGCTATCGTAAAGGTGGCAGAATAAATGGGATACAACACTGCGCTAGATTTATCTAATGAATTAGATTTAGAGGTTGCTCTTGGTTATCACTTGCAAGGTAATCACTATCCACCAGTTCCGCTTTCTATGGTGGAGCCTTGCATAGAAGCAATTGATGCTTTCTATGATGAGGACTACAATCGTGAAATTGCTTTACCTGAAGGCGTGTTATGGCGTGGACAGGTTACTGCACCCGCATCCGCAATTGTTGATGCACACCACTTAAATGCTTGGCTACCAGAGGAGGAATACTAATGAACAATCTTTATTCTATCTTATCCGAAAGACACCCAGACGGAGACTTTAATGAAATGGATCTATGGGAGGCTATCGCAGACTCAGAAGGCTTGGAGCTGAACGAAATTATGGACGGCGACCTAACAGAATACTTGTGATGCTTATCACACCCCAGGGGCTTGATAAATGTCAGACCCTAATGCTACAATAACACCCTAAACAGAAAGGAAGCAAAATGACAGTAAATGGATACACTTACAAGGTTGGCGATTTATTCACCACTCTTAAGTCAAAGAAAACTGGAGTAATCAAAGAGATTATTCCTAACGCATCTGGCTCGGTGCGTGTGCTACTGGAAATGCCAACAAAGGAAACTCGTTGGACAACAGTTAGCAACAATAGCCTAGTATAAGGAAGTGGAGGGGTCTCACTATTTGTCAGACCCCTCCGCTATAATACAATTAACCAAACCAACTAACGAAAGAGGAAACAAATGGCTAGAGGAAAAGCAATCTCAGTAAAAATCGCAACACCAAAGGTAATCAAGGCACTTGAGGCAAAGTTAGTAGAACTTAACGCCAACTATGCTAATCAAGAAACAAACGAAGCAAAGTACAAGAAGGCTATGGAAAAGTGGCAGAAGGAAATTACTGCCTATGCCGTTTCTAACATCAAGAAGGCAGAAAACTTCCGTACCAACTATCGTGCTTGGAATAACACTCTCAACATTGACTTTGATTTGACAGTTACACAATCAGACCTGCCAACAGAGCCTGAGCGTGACTTTGAGCAGATGGGTCGTCACACATACCTAGAGCAAAAGCAAGAAATCGAAAACGCAATTCGTATTCTCAAGATGACAGATGAGGAAACAGTTAATACCAGCACTTACAATGCGGTTGCTCGTTATCTCTAAATAATCTAACGACCTGAGCATGTCGCCAAACTGCTCACACCTTCGGGTGTCCCTACTAACAAAGGTAATAAAATGGCTAATCGTTTCAGAATAGAAATCTATGATGAAAACAAGCAAAATGATTTAACAATTTATTCAGAGCAAGGCGTGGACAAAGACTATTTAACTGAATTAGTTTATAGCAACATAGCACGCTTTGATGGTAATGTAAAAGCATTTGTATTCGATACAATTAAAAAGAAGAAGACAACTGCAATGTTTTTACCAATGGAAATAATTACATCTGTTAAATCTAAACTATCTAATACTGCTAAGGAATTACACTTAGCATAAAGCTTGGGGCGGGATCTTAATGCCTTTTGTGTCCCGCCCCATCTTCCCAACTTTAAATCTGCCCCCAAATATGTGGGCGGTTATCCACAGACTTACGGCCTCCTGTGGAAAACCCCTGAAAATTTGTGAGATTCATCACATTTTATTTGTCGACAAATGACTGTCTAATCTTGTTAATGTCAGTGCCCTATGTTATACTCAGTTTATCAACCAACCGAAAGGAAATAAATTATGGCTCATAATCTAGAAACTGAAAATGGCGAAGTTGCTTTTGCTTTGCGTGGAAAACCAGCATGGCATGGATTAGCAAATCGCATCTTTAATCAAGATGAAGAAGTTACAACACAAACAATGCTTAATGAAGCAAAGTTGTCTAATTGGAATGTTCGTCTATCTCCAATCACTGAGCACATTCCAGAATCATGGAATGATGTTTCTACCGCATCTCTTGTGTTGCGTGACAATCCATTCAATGGCGGAACTGATGTTCTTGCTACTGTTGGTAAGCGTTACAAGCCAGTGCAGAATGAAGAATTGTTTGCATTTGCTGATGCTATTCATGATGCAGACCCAAATTGTTTTTGGGAATCTGCTGGCTCATTGCGTAGCGGTAAAGTTGTTTTTGGTACTGTGGACATTCCCCGCACAATGGTGCTTGACCCACAAGGTGCAAATGACGAGACAAAACTTTATTTAATTGTTTGGACATCTCATGACGGGTCAGTTGCTGTTCAGGCTGCTGTTACTCCTGTTCGTGTTGTATGCCAAAACACTCTTAACCTTGCAATGCGTAATGCAAAGCAATCTTTTAAGATTCGTCATACACAATCAGTTGAAGGACGAATTCAAGTTGCCCGTGAGACTCTCGGTCTTGCTCTAGGATACTTTGATGAATTTGAGAAGGAAGCACAAGCAATGTTCAATCAATCAATTACTGATGCAGAATTCTCAAAGTTGATTCAGACAATCTACCCAAAGCCTGAAAAGGATTCTAAGGGTGCGCTAAAGAAGTGGGAAAACAAAGTTGTTTTGCTTGATGATTTGTATCATAACTCACCAACCAATGCGACAATCAAGGGAACAAAGTGGGGCGCATTTAATGCACTTACTGAACGCCTAGATTACTATCGTACTGCACGAGGAAATTCTGAATCACTTATTGCAGGTGCATCAGGATTTGACCCTGTTCTTACCGCAGAAAAAAATAAAATTAAAAAATTAGTTTCTGCGTTTTAATAAATAAAAATCCTGAGCAAGATTTAAAACTGCTCACCATTTGGTCTGTTAGCTCAGTTGGTTAGAGCGCTACCCTGTCACGGTAGAGGCCGTCGGTTCAAGTCCGATACAGATCGCAAGGTGCCATTAGCTCAGTTGGTTAGAGCCCCGAACTCATAATTCGGTCGTCGTAGGTTCAAGTCCTACATGGCACACCTTACAGTTGCAGAAAGATGCCCCCATACCTGAAGGCAGCCTAATTCCGTTACGACCAATTTAAAAAAACCCCTGAAATCTGTTGACATTTGTCAGTGGCATCCGCTATAATTCTGACATATCACCAACGAAAGGATATCAAATGCCAAACTGGGTATTTAATGGATTAACCGTAGAAGGTAATCCTGAATCAGTTAAGAAAATGATGGCTCAATTAAATAAGCCATTTACTCAAATGCATGATTCATGGGATGTAAGTAAGAATACATTCATGAAGAAGAATACTTTATATGCAGAGCCTGTCTTTGCATTTCATAATATCTATAACTACATGGATGCTGGTATTACTGAAGAAGTATATCTTGGTCAGCCTGACTATTCCCTCCCAATTTCAGAAGCAATGAAGTGTCTTACTGATGACTGGTATAACTTTAATATCCGTGAGTGGGGAACTAAATGGGATGTTGCCGTATCTGTAAATGACAAGTATCCTGATACTAATATGGAGGAAACCGCCAATGGTGATAACCATGTAGTTCATTATAATTTTCAAACTGCTTGGGGTCGCCCAATGGGTGCATTAACTAAACTATCTGCACAATACCCTGACTTGCTATTTACTTTATCATATGAGGAAGAGACTGGCTGGGGCGGTGAACTAGAAATCCTTCGTGGTGTAGTTATCTCAGAATCAGAATACGATAACATTTGTCGTGAATGTGATGAGACTGATTGTTTAATCTATGATGATGAAAAGGGTGTAGAGACATGCCAGAAGTGTGGGTATGAATCATGACAGATTTAATTTCATCTAAATATACATTTGTCTGTGACCCAAATGAATGTGATTCTTTAATCGAACTAACATCATCAGATGGATTTGGATTCCCATCTGGTGTGACCGAGCTCACATGCCCTTGTGGTCGCAAGACTACATTATTGTCAGTGGAGCATGCTACACTACCAACAACAAACCAAACGAAAGAGGAAAAAATGGACCAGCCAGTAATCGATAACCACTACATGACACGAGACTTCCTTGAGTCACAGTTAGTAGAAAACAAAGCACGCATAGCACAGTTAGAAGAACAGATTCAGCGTGTAACTCAGCGTGACTATGCAACCGCATCAACCTTAAATAAGTTGCGTGATGACATGAAGATATTTACTCTGGAGGGACTTGATGACGATTCTATTACAGAATATCAAGCCGAAGAAATTGCAAGCATCTGCGGTTTCGAACTAACAAATGAATTTGAGTTGACTGTAACAGTTCAATATTCAGTTACAGTTAATGCTAGAAGCGAAGAGGATGCTATTAATTCAATTCACGATACAGACTTTGACACAGTGTCATATGATGAACCAATTACATATTTGTCATCATCTATAGATTCAATCGAGGTGGACTAATGTACTTTGAACTTACTGCACCAACTAAGGTGGCCTATGCACGGGCCACCTGGGAGGCGGAGATGCTTGGTTTAGATCCTGAAGCCAGCGAAGAGCCGTTGACATTCAACATTGGAACTGGTAGTATTGAGAAAGTAACACACCTTAGAGAGAAATACAATCTTGAAGAAGTGTATGTTTCTGAATTCGAACCAACGGGATATATAAGGAGTTAAAGTGTCAGACTACAAAGAAGGATTTACAGACGGGTACAAGTTTGCTCGTGAAGAACTAATGGAGAAGTTGCGTGAGATTGATATCACCGATATCGATTCATGGTTACTTAATCAATTAGCAGATATGATTGAAGGCAACGACCTGTGACAGAAGACTTAACTAGATGGATTGGCTGTGACCAATGTGGCACGGCTCAAGCAATGTATGTAGTTAAACTAGTAGAAGGTGAGCTTTTCTTTTGTGGCCACCACTACAATGCAAGCAAGCGTGGCCTTGACAAGGTCGCATATGAAGTAGTAGAATTAAACAAAACCGAAGCAGTACCTACATTAGAAGAGGCGGAACTATAATGGGAGACAGAGCAAATTTTGGATTTAAACAAAACAGCGGTGACACATTGTTTTTGTACGGGCACTGGGCAGGTCACAACATGCTTGGCAACTTGGCAGCAGCGCTGTCTGCAGCAGAGCCAAGGTGGGGTGACTCATCCTATGCAACACGAATTGCTACATCACATTTAATTGGAGATGAATGGACTTCAACAACTGGTTGGGGCTTTAGCATTAATCGATTGGATGACAATGAGCACAAGGTACCTGTTGTCAATTGGGCAGAACAAACCGTAACTCTTTTTGAAGAGGACCTTACTACAGTCGTAGCAAAGTTCGGCATTGCTGAATTTGTAAATAGGTATACATTAGTCTCAGTTGACTAATATGATATAATAGTATTTTAGGGTGCTTCTATCTAGTCGTATGGCCAGGAGCTAAGTAAGGCAGAGATTGTTACTTTCGTTGGTTACTCTTAGCAGCCCTAATCTATGGTCCCCCAGGTAAGATCTGGGGGA